TAGATGGGGAAACGGCCGGGATATCTCAAACAGTATGCGACTCATGCCGGGATTTCTCGTCAGGCGGCGGCGGATCAGTTGGAGCGAGTGGGGATTGATTATCTGGCGCCGTTCGATTTTTCAGAAGCCGACAAGCGACGAGAAGCCGCGCGCCACGCCGACCGGGCGGCCTTTGCCGCTCCGATCTACAATCCCAACGACGACGAGCCGGTCGATGAGGAAACGAAAAAGCATCCTAAGTTCATCGAATCGCAAGCACGCCGGGAATGGTTTAAGGCTAGCCTCACGGAGCTGGAATACCTCGAGCAAGTCGGCAAGCTCATCCCGGCGGACGACGTCGATCGCGAGTGGTTCGAGCTGGCGCGGCTGGTGCGGGACAGCATGCTGAATATTCCCGCGCGTCTCGCCGATCAGCTGGCCCATGAGACCGATCAGCGGAAGGTGCACGACTTGTTAGAACAAGAAATCTACCGCGCCCTCGAGGCCATTTCGACCAACACAGAGCAGGCCGCCTAACCCATGATGGCCCAGGCCGCCTATGCTCCCATCGTCGCGCGTCGCCGGGCGTTTTATGATGGCATCCGTCCCGATCCGTTGCAGACCGTCGCCGAGTGGGCCGATGAACGATTACACCTGCCGTCGTTTGCGCCGGTGCCGGGGCAGTGGCGCACGAGTCGCACGCCGTTTCTCAAAGAGATCATGGAGTGTTTGAGCCCGCGCCATCGCTGTCGAAAGGTCGTCTTTATGAAACCCGTGCAAATCGGCGGCACGCAGGTGGCGGTGAATTGGGTGGGCTACACGATGGACCGCTCCCCGACCGCCATGCTGTTCTATGAGCCGATTATCGATATGGCCAAGCGTTTGACCAAGGAAAAGCTCGATCCGGTCATCCAGGCCACACCGACATTGCGGGGCAAGGTGCGGGAGGCGCGCTCGCGGGATAGTGGTAATACCACCTACAGAAAAGAGTTCCTCGGCGGTTTCCTGAATATCCTCTGGGCGAATAGTTCCGCCGGCTCACGCTCCACCAGCGCGCCGAGGATCGTCGTCGACGAGGTGGACGAATACGAGCAGGACGTGGGCGACCAGGGGCATCCGTGTGATTTGATCGAAAAGCGCGCCGCGGCCTATGCCCGCTACAAAATCTTTGAACTGTCTACGCCAACACTCGAAGCCACCAGCCGCATCGAGCGGGATTATCTGCTCGGCAGCCAGGGCCGCTACCATGTGCCATGCCCGAACTGTGGCCATTACCAGAATTTAGTCTGGGAGCGGCTCGTCTATACGTTCGACGGGGTGAAGCGACCGGAAGCCGCCGCCTATCAGTGCGAGGCCTGCGAGCAGCTCATCGCCGAAAGCTACAAAACGTGGATGATGGACAGTACCCGCGCCAAGTGGGTGCACGCCTATCCCGAGCGCATCGAGACCGTCGCGTCGTTTCATCTCAATCTGCTCTATCAGCCGTCCGGCTGGGCCTATCCATGGTCGCGGCTCGCGCAGGAATACATCGAGGCCTACGACAAGTTGAAGGCCGGCGACGTGCGACAGATGAAGACCTTTCGCAACACTATCTTGGCGCAGACCTGGCAGGAGAAGATCGAGAAGCTCAAGCACCAGAGCCTCTATGAGCGGCGCGAGATCTACGCGGCGGATGTGCCGCAGGGCGGGCTCTTTCTTACGGCGGCGGTGGATGTGCAGGACAATCGGCTGGAGGCCACGATCAAGGCCTGGGGGATTGGCGAGGAATCCTGGAGCGTCGCCTATCGCATTTTCTCAGGGTCGCCGTCTTTGCCGGCGGTCTGGATGCAACTCACAGAGTGGTTGCAGGAGACCTATCGGCACGAGTCCGGCATGGAGATGCGCGTCGAAGCCGTCGGCGTCGACACCGGAGGCCACCACACCAAAGAGGCCTATCTGTTCGTCGAGAAATATCGCGGAGAAATCTTCGCGCTCAAGGGCAGCAGCGAACAAGGCGCGCCGCCGATCCCGAAGCGCGAGCCAAAGAAGCATCGCACCTACCGGTTACGGCTGTACCTGCTGGGGACCATCGCGCTGAAAGATACCATCTTCAGCCGGTTGAAGCTCACCGAGCCGGGGCCGGGATTCCTCCACTTTCCACGGCGCGACGGGTACGACCAGGAGTATTTCGAGGGACTCACCAGCGAAGTGAAAATTCCAAAGTACAAACCGCGTACCCATGTGCAGATCGGCTATACGTATGAAAAAAGACGCGACCGCAACGAGCCGCTGGATCTGGAGGTCTACAACCTCGCCGTGTTCATGATGTTCAACCCGGATCTCAAAAAGCGCGTCGCGAAGCTCGCCGCCTATGTGCCGCAGCTGCCCATGCAGGTAGACGCACCAGCCAGCACGCCTCCGCAGGCAGAGGCCGAGATGCCGCAAGACGTGCCGGTCGAGCCGCAAGACAAGCCGAGTTTCGTCACCAAACATCAACCGAATCCGCGCCGCCGAGGCGGCTTTGTGAAAGGATGGCGATCATGAAAGTGTATCTCAATGAGCGTTTTGCTTGTCATGGGTGGGACGTGTATCTGTATAGAGACCTCGGAGACGATAAGAAAATACTTCTCCTTCCTGATGGGAAGGAAAAGGTTATTGATAGCTGCTCTATTCTTCCTAATGATATCACTCCAACATTTTTCATCGATTACCCTACAGCGCAAGAATTGATCGCAGCACTGCAAAGCAAAGGTGTGCGGCCAGTGGAAATCTCGAAAGTGGAAGGGAAGTTAGAATCTCAGACCGCGCATCTTGCAGATTTACAAAACATCCTGCGAGCGCGTGGGATTATGAAGTAAATGCCGAAATTCTACACCGTTAAGGTGCTCGCGGAGATGTTCGGGAAGGATGAGGAGACCATCCGGCGGTGGATCAATGACGGCGATACCTTTCCGCATGCCTTCAAGGTGAAAGACGGCTGGTATGTGCCGTCGGGAGATGTCAAGCGGCTGATGAAGCCGGAGCCGGCAGTGGACAAAGCGGCATCCGGTAGGCGATCATCGAAGGGGTTCGTGAGGGAGTGGTGACCGTCAAGCGCCGGGTGATTTCAAAAGGAGTGTGAGAATGGAGCGAACGATTNNTGTGTACCTGGCGCCGCCCAATAAGGGGACGGCAGTCATGCAGTTGTTGGACGAGTTGGAGTTTATTCGAGCAGCTGGGTATCGACCGCTGTTTCCAATTGTGGGGGCGGGATTTTCCGAGGGCGACGAGGGGATTGTGTGCGAAAAGCTGGAGCCGCCGCCGCGATGAGTGGCTTGCAGCAGGCTTGTGGGCACAGGCGAATCAAGGATCCGTGGTTTCAGGAAGACGACGGCGAGATATTCTTTGTCTGTGCCGACTGTGGCTTTCAGTATGTCACGCTGGGTATTGATGAAGTCATTGACAGAAGCCACCATCACCAAAAGCCGCGCTGACATTGCTCACTAAGAAGGAGCCGCCACGATGAGTGAAAATCAAGCGCCAAGAGAGCGGAAGGTGGTTGAATGCGATGACGAGTGTGGGGCCTTCGAGGAGCCTGAATCGTTGGAAGAATACAAGGACACATTGGAGCACTATAAACACTGCCATTTTCTCAGTGGCTGTTCCCATGGGTACTGATGTTGGAGATGATGGGATGACGCCAGTCTACGATGAACAAGGGACGCTAGTGGGATCCCTGGCGGTGGATGTGGACCAGCGCAGTGGCCGGTCCATCGTGATTCCGTATCTACGCGAGGAAAGATTCTGGCAAATGGAGATCGTCTGGGGTGAGTTTGTGCGGGAAGACGGGAGCCGCATCCGCGCACTCAGAGTGCACAGCAGCCTGGTGGAGCAGTTACGCTCATGCCGTTTGTTTTCACCTGCTGACCGCTAAAAGTCATACCACAACGTACGACATCAGCCGACATCCTGCCATAGACCGCATTCTGGCGATCCGGTACACCGTTGCCTACTATGGCGACGGTTCCCACAATAGAACCAACCACCATTCGCGCAGGAGATCTTGTCTCATGGTCTAAATCACTTGCTGACTATCCGGCCAACGACGGCTGGACGCTCTCCTATACGCTCATCAACGCGGCTGTAAAAATCACGATCAACGCTTCTGCCAGCGGGGCCGACCATCTCGTGTCTGTCGCCGCGGTCACGTCTGCGGCCTATACTGCGGGGTCCTACAGTTGGATGGCGCGGGTCACGAAGGGCGCGGAGATCTACACCGTCGACAACGGGTCGATGCAGATCCTACCGAATCTTGCGGCGCTCACCACGTTTGATGGCCGCTCCCATGCGAAGGTGATGGCGGAGGCGATCGAGGCCGCCATCCAAGGCCGTGCCTCCTCCGTGCAGCTGCGCATGGCGATCAATAACCGCAGCATCGAATATTTGTCTCCGACCGAGCTGATCAAGTGGCTCAGCTTCTACCGGGCGGAAGTGGCGAAGGAAGCGCAGGCGGAGACCATCCGCCGCACCGGCGTCAATCCGCGCAACATCGGCGTGAGGTTCCACCGTGTTTGACGGACTACGGCGGACATTGGCGAAGTGGNNATGCGGATGTATGCCATGGGCCGCCCAGGGCGCACGACCGCTGGCTGGGGCACCTCGACCAGCAGCGAAGACAACGAACTGCAGACCAGCCTGCGCACCTCGCGCAACCGGGCGCGCGCGCTCATCCGAGACGCCGCCTATGCGAAGCGGGCAAAAGTCATCGTGCAGAACAACGTCATCGGCTCCGGCATCGGACTGCAGGGGAAGGTGAAAACCTCGCGCGACGAATTCAGCGAGCACATCAACGACGACATCGAAGCACAGTGGAAACACTGGAGCAAGCGGAAGCATTGTCACATGGGCAAAGCCCTAGCCTTTCCCGATCTCGAGCGTCTCTGCATGGGCCAGGTGTTCGACGCGGGAGAAATCTTCATTCGCAAACACTTCACGAAGTTACCGGGATCGCGTGTGCCCTTGGCGCTGGAGGTCATCGAGCCGGAGCGCATCGCCGACGAATTCAGCCCTTCACCAGGGGATCCCAGAAACACGGTCCGGCTAGGCGTCGAGGTGGATCCCTACGGGGCAGCCGTCGCCTATTTCGTGCGCGTGCTCCATCCGGGGGATTATGGCTTGCAACCCTTGACGCAGGATCGAGTCGAGCGCGTGCCGGCGGAGCAGATGATTCATTTACGGAGCATAGACCGATGGCCGCAGACCCGTGCGATTCCCTGGATGCACGCGGCAGCGCGCAAGTTGAACGATATGGACGGATTGACTGAGGCCGAGGTGATGGCCGCGCGCGGCTCCGCCTGCTATATGGGCTTCATCGAGCCGCCGGCTGACAATCAATCGTCGTTTGATACCGAGCCGGAAGCCGATGGGAGCGTGCAGGAAGAGCTCGAGCCAGCCGTCATTCACAAACTCAACCCAGGCGAGAAGTTCAACGGCTACGCGCCGACCAGACCGAACACGCAGCTTGATCCGTTTATGCGGATGATGCTGCGCGAAGTCGCCGCCGGCGTCGGCTGCAGCTACGAAAGCCTCTCCCGCGATTACTCGCAGAGCAATTATTCCAGCTCGCGCCTGGCGCTGTTGGACGATCGCGATCTGTGGAAGGTGCTGCAGGGCTGGTGGATCCGGTCCTTTCGCGAGGAACTCCATCAGGTCTGGATACAGCAGGCCGTCCTGGCCGGAGCCATCTCCTCCATCAGCGTCATCGAGTACGCCAACAATCTGGAGAAGTTCGAGGCCTGTTGCTTCAAGCCGCGCGGCTGGGGCTGGGTCGATCCCACGAAAGAAGTGGCTGCCTATAAAGAAGCCGTGCGCTGCGGCTTCACCACCGTGTCCGATGTGGTGGCGAATACCGGCAATGGCAGGGACTTCTACGAGATCCTGGAAGAACGCGAGCAGGAGCTGGCGTTCATGGAAGAAAAAGATCTGGTCTTCGATACGGATCCGTCCGTCCAGGCCACCGGCGCGCCGATGGCCGCCGAGCCACCGGCACCGGATCATGGCGCTCAAGACACCGTCAGCTCTGAAGCTGATAAAACCGTCCAGGCCGCTGAAAAAATGTTGCAAATCGTAGGGAGGACCCATGGCTGACGTGCACGAGGAAACCATCACACAAAAGGGCTTGCTGCGGCGCGGCGTCTCTGCTGAAGAGATCCGCCTGCAGCCCGCCGACGAGAAAACCACGATCACGTTTCCGGCCTCCAGTGAGGAGCCGGTCGATCGGTATTGGGGGAAAGAAGTCTTGTCACATGAGAAGGGCGCCGTGCGAATGGATCGCGCCTCACGCGGAGCCATGCCGCTGTTGTTCAACCATAACGTCTACGATCCCATCGGCATGATCACGGCGGCGTGGTTGGAGAAAAACCGCCTCATGGTCGACGCGCAGCTCTTTGCCACGTCTCGCGCGGAAGAAGTGCGCAGCATGATCGAGGGAGGCCTGCGCAATGTGTCCTTAGCCTACCGGATCTACAAAATCGAAGAAGACAAGAACGAAGANNCGAAGAAGACAAGAACGAAGAGCGGTTCACCGTCACAGACTGGGAGCCATACGAAGTGTCGATTGTCACTGTGCCGGCGGATCCGACCGTAGGGATCGGACGCGGTGCAGAGGTGGAATACGAAGTCCGAATGATCCGTGCCAGTGTGCCTCAACCCACGGCGCCCAGCGGCGCCACAAAAAAGGAGCGTGCCATGACAGCAGAAGAACAAGCCGCTGCGGACGCAGTGGAGGGGAAACGCAAGATCGGGGCAGTGGAGGCCGAGCGGGAGCGACGGACCGCCATTCAGAATTTGTGCAAGAGCAACCAGATCGATCCGCGTGTCGAGGAGCGGTGGATCATGGACGGCACCAC